GACGAAGGAAGAGAAGGTGCGGGCGGGGCTCGACACCATCAAGACCTACTTTGTCGAGCGTGACCATCCCGCGTGGGGCGAGCTGATGATGCACATGGAAGCAGAAGCGCCCGGCATCAGCATCACCGGGCTGTGAACGTCAACTGCCCCGTAGCAACTTGGTCTGCAACAATCGACAGATCTCACTCACGCCTACTGGCATTTCAAGCAAGATGGAGATCGTCGTGGGGTGGCACGCAGCGTCTTAGTCACGCAAAACAAGATCGCACTTGGTCTTGCCTGATTTGATCTTTCTGCTGCCCACAGGGAACACTTGTGGTCAGCAATAAGGATCAAAAATGTACCTGAATATACAGCACAATCTACCCGAGCTATTTCGGCACGGTAGGTGTTTAGACGCCTACGAACATCTCGTCACTTACACGCTACAAGAAACTGACAAGTGGGCGCGAGGTTGGCCCACTATCCAGCAAATTCAAATCACAAGACAAGCGTGTTTGTCGCTGAAATCGTGAATATGGAAATACAAAACGCCATCACAGGCGATTGGTCGGCTATGTGTTTCGGGGGAACCGGGGAAACGCTCGCCATAGGAAAAGCAGGCAAGGGCAAATTGTGGTACCTAATGTGGCCATCGTTTGAAGACAGCGCCATTTCCAAAGAAATGCCAACGTGGGCTCTATGCTGCTGACACTCGACACTGGATGGGAGCGGGCTTGTTGCACAGCATCTCACAGTTATGTGCAGGTTAGCTTTATGTCTTGGAACCTTGCATGGCCTGTGGTGGGAAGGTCGATCGTTTCGGAAGAAGCTACCTGGGGTTTACTGACCTAAGCCTGAGATCAATCATGTATGTGACACACACTACCTGCCCGCACGACCGATACGGGCACGCTTGGCCGCCATACACATCAAACACAAGCACTGCGAGTTACAAATCACACCATCTAAAGGTTTGATCTCATGCGCGTAAACTGTGAGCCTCTCGCCCCTTTCACAGGCATTATAGTACCTATGCGCTTCATCGATCCGCTCGATCGATGTAGGGTGCGTGGGGCCTATTTTTTCGCTGAGTGTTGGCCTTCGTTTGATCGTACCGAGATATTCACAAACTACCCAACCCACGCACTTCGCATCTGACCCAATGCTCTAAGAGGAAACATGAAGTGCAAGTGCCCAAGCTGCAACGACAATCAAGTCGACTGTCCGCTGACGAACTACGTGTATCGGGGACACTGCTACTGGTGCTTTGGGCACTGCGTTGGTCAGCTGCCTCCAGACAGAGCAAATCTGCACAGTCTGAGGGAACAAACAGCCCTAGACTTGCTAGCAAAAATGCACGCCGACTTTGTAGCTACATGCCAGGACTATGAAAGTTCGTGACGCTCACCTAAAGTGTTGGTTGCAATCTTCTTTGCGCAGAGTGCGCCCAGTCCCAGAGTTGCTGCCAGCAGAACGTGAGTCTAGCAACTGGGCAGAGAGCTGGCACCCACACTCAAGCGCCATCAGACAAACACACCCAACCTGGGCCCTATGTGCATAAAAAATATCCACTATGGGGCGCCGAGGTGCTTACCTGCATTCGCCACAAGTCCCCTAGTATACAGCTCATCACAATCAATGATCCTATACAGGTGGGCATGGCCCGGGCCCGCGTACAACCAACCAACAGAAAACAGCAGGTGCGCAGTTTTGCGCACCTGACTCGCATCAGGACACCAAATGAACAACACGATCATCGCTGTCAAAGACAACACCCCCGCCTGTGGCATCGTCACCTACTGGAGCATCCATGGCAGTGTCCCTTACCTGGCGACCTGTCAACAGCTCGCCACCAAGTGCCTTCTCCCCCCTGAGTCCCATCCACCTCTCATGTCACCTGGGAAGGTCTTGGGAATGGCGCTGGAAAACTCGCACACCACCAAGGGGGGCAGGACCAAGGTTATGCCTGTGAAGGGCGAGCCCTCTGGTACGATGGGCCTCTACCGCCACACGGGCAGCGCCAACTCGAGCGATTATCGCTGCCTTTGGTGCGTCAGCTGCGACCCCAACGGCCAGCTCCACTACAAGGACATGGCCGAGGCGCACGACATCTTCGACGAGGAGCTGCTGCAGGACCAGTTTGACCGGCTCTGGGGCACCCTCGATAGCTCCGCGGTCGGCAGCTGGTTGGCGCGCATCGTCCGCTCACCGGCCATCCAGGGACTGGGGCTGCGCGCCGCTGGCGGGGTGTACTTCGTACCCCCGAGCACCAAGCAGGCCTGGCTCAAGATCGTTTCGTGCTTTCCCAACGTGGAGATTTTCCAGATCCCCGCGATGGACGGTCCCGACGCCGTGGCCGCTGTGATCGCGGCGCTCGGGGAGGAAGCCGCCAAGCTCGCCCAGGACACGATGGAGGTGCGCCGCAAGGCGTTCAACGCTGAGGCTGACTCTGGCAAGTATGGGCCGCGTGCCTCGACCTTGGAGAAGATCGCTGAGGATGCCAAGGCAGGCATCGCCAAGATCGCAATGTACGAGCAGCTTCTGGGGGCCAACCTGGAGGCGCTGCGCGCGCAGATCAAGAACGCGATGCTTGAGGAGCAGACCTCCGATGTTCTGACGCTGTGAACCGAGAATGCGAGTACAAGCCAGTTGCCGCAGATCATTGGTTGGTGCGTACCTCGGCGTAGTGATGCTCAGGCCTGCGGGGCTGCTCAGCACCTCAGCTAGGTACCGAGTGACTGTGTGGGCGGAACGCATCTGGGGGCGCAAAATCCCGGTGCCTGTTTACACACACCAGATAGGATCTGTATGAAAGTGCAAGAGCAGTGTTCTTTGTGGCGACACTTCTATTCGCTAAAGACCGTGATCTTGCCCCCGCATATACTCAACCCCATGACCCGATTGGGGTTGAGAGCGCTCCTCGTCACCAATCAAAGAACACTGGCGGACAGGCATCCGGTGTAGAGCATGAAGATCTCTTACCCGTTAGCCAACACAATTGTTGGCTTGTTTAGAATCTACACCATGGCAGAATCGGCACTGGATGCTTCTCGGCTGCAGGTGTGGGCGCTCCGCTACTATATGTTCAAGAGAGGGGGCTACATTGTTGGTCGAGCTCAAACATAAACCACACCGGACCACTCCGGTCACGATAAACCTCATTCCCTTCCTCGCCTGGGCATCGCACACCAACGTACTGGATTACATGACGCACCTGTTGGTGTTTATGCCTACAGGAGACTCATGCTTGTCATAGGAGGTGCCGCAACCAGCAAAAACTACATGGTACGTGTGCCCTACGGCATGCTCACATCGTGGGAGATCTACCATACAACCTCCGCCAATTTTGAGATGTGGAGTGTGGGTTTAGCGCTCCATGACTCAATCACATTGTGGGTGTAACAAAGTGAAAGCCAGTCGGGCCTGATCATAGACATGCCAACTATGACAGTAAACGAGCGATCAGCATGCTGATGCTAACATTCGATGTGTTGCGCACTGCAACATCAAAACCGGCAAAACTCTTGCAATGGAGCATGCACTCTAGCTCCACTTTCGTCAAAGCAGACCACTGGGTTAGCTTCTGCTCTACCGCCATAGATCGAGCTGCGTTCAAGCAGTGGAAAATGTTGTGCTAAATCACAAGAGGCTTCCGTGCTTATGAAGATCCCACGCTACCGTTTTCATCGTAGACTGACTCAGTTCTGCGCTGAAGTACTAAGCGATCTGTCCTGGTCCGCCTATTCCACAAGCATGCACAGGGCTGATTACTGGTGCACCAGCGCACTAGAAGGTGGTGTGTGTTTCAGACACAGCACCTACAAGTGTCGAATGTAAACCACAGAAACACCGAGCATGAAGTACAGCGAAGAGGAAATAGCTGCTGTAATGAAAGCCTCGCGCATTCTCGCTTCAGGATACCGAAACGCGGTGCGCAACACTCATGTGGACTACGAAGACCTGGTGCAAACCGCTGTGGTCTGCTGCCTTGAGATCCTCGCAGCTGGCAAGTACGACCCCTCTAAGGGCGACCTCAGCGCCTACCTGTGGAAGTGCGCGCGCAACGACGTAGCGACCTTGTATCTACAGTCAGCGCGCCCTGATCGCGTGCCCAGGCACAAGCTGTACTCTGCCATCCAAGCAGGCAGGAAACACACCATCGACATCGCAGATGCTGCGCAAGCTCGAAACGACCACCTACAGATGGAAGCTGCAGCTGAGCTGTCTCAGCTGCGCAGGCACCTGGCCAAAGAGCTGGCAAAGCCGTCTGTAAAAGACCGAGAGCGTTTGCTGGACATGGAAGATACGATTTACTGGAAATCCAAATGAGAGCCGCAAGCCCCCATCTTACAGTACACTGATCAAATATTTGGCAGGTCAAACTGCGACTTTTTGCAATAATGCACAACGGAGAAAGGGGCGCGATGTAGCTATGCTCCTGCACTCAAGATCAGACCAAAACTGTCCTGTAACATCCCCATTTCCCGTGCTGCATATCTACATGCACTACGGTGCGGAAATCGTTGGCAGCGATGGCTGGGTATTTTTGCGGCGGAAGGCTGATGTTGAAAGATGTGTAGCATGAAAATCCCCTGGTACCCAGACACTTGCTATTGCATTATCCACGCTACCCTACTCCGTTGCCCACACGGACGAAAAACCCTGCGCGCATCAATGCAACCATGGCCTGTTCAAAAATCAGACCATTTCACAAACGAAGAAAACAACCCCTGCGTGCTAACAGCATGAAGCTCACAAAATACAAACTTGGCATATTAGCCGAAGTGCCCGACTGCGCCCCATTCCTGTCAGTATTCATGCACGCGGGCACACTGCAGAAATCAGATATGTACGTGCTTCGGCGTGGTCAGTGCCGTATACCGATCAGCATCCAAATGTGATACACCTCCCGCACCGCTCAAGGATCTATCATGCCTGTCGTGTTTCACATTGGAAACGTAAGCACAGTTGCTTACGGTGATGAAAAAGCGGTGGCTTCCCTCAGAGGGGCGCTGTCTTTTCGTGCTCGCGTAGGGCGCACAGGGTCAGCCATCCTCTCGATGGCTGAAACCCTCCCAGACAAAAGCGCTGCCCGCTTTGCTACAGGCATGCTGCGCTTTGTAATCGACCACTGGGCCAAGCCCCTCGGAGTTGACTATGCGCTGCACGACAGACGACAAGTTCCCTGGGTCGACCAAGACAGGCGCGTCTCCCCAGCCTGGTTACGTGATTACCAGCAAGAGGCCCTTGCGGTTGCTCAAAAAATGCCCAGGGGCATCTTCAGCCATCCGACGGGGACCGGCAAAGGCGAAATTGTGGTGTCGCTGTACGCCATTAGACCAGTCAGCACCATAATGATCGTGCCAAACGATCCGCTGCTACAGCAGATCGTAGACCGCTTCAAAGCGCGCTTGAATGTGACCCCGACTGTGTATGGTGGGGGCTTTCACCAGATCAGCGACCTCGTAGTAGCCACCTACCAAGCGCTCAACAAGGCCCAGAAGTTCCCCTGGGATCGCTATCAGCAGGTCATCTTCGATGAGGTGCACGGAGCGGCTTCCCCGACCTGCCAGGCGCTGATGAACAAGTTTGTCAACGCCTACTACCGCTATGGGCTCAGCGCGACCGCCATGCTCCGAGCAGACCAGAAGCACTACTACATCATCGGGGCGTTTGGCCCTGTGCTGCACAAGATCGCGTTCAAAGAAGCAGCAACTGACCTCAAAGCCATCGCCACCCCCAAGGTAGTTTATCTACCGTACCAACATGAACCCACTGACCCCTCCCTCGCTGTATGGCATGACGCTTACATGGCAGCCATCGGCAACAATGTGCCCCGTAACAATGCTGCGATCAGTGTGATTCAATCTGCACCCAAGCCAATCATGGTTTTCACGAAAAGCCTTGCTCACGCAGGAAGCATTTACGAAACTCTGCGAGCGAGGAATCCGGCAGGCTTTCGTATCGCTCTCGCTACTGGAGAAGCAGGCAAGAAAGAAAACGCGGCAACTCTGGACGCACTACGGCAAGGCAACGTGGATGTCCTTGTCTGTACGGATGTTTTTCAACAGGGTGTAGACGTTCCCGCTGTCGCCAGTATGATGAATCTGGCTGGTGGGAAAGCTGCTATTCCTGTAATCCAGAAGGTAGGTAGGGCGGCACGTCGATACGCCAACGGCAAAGAAATCAAAACAGAGTTTCCTGTTTATGATTTTGCCGACATGGGGTGTGGGTGCAACGGTGCTGAGCATCGAGATTGCGCAATGCTCATTGCGCACTTCTTAGATCGTAAAACCCACTACGGGAAACTGAGATAGCCATGTACATTTTGAAAGTGGCCGCTTGGTCCCCTAGCGTTCCTGCCTTGCCCGATAAAAACATGCGCATCTTTGATGGAATAGATGCTTGGCGTTGGCGATCTAACGTACCAGCGCGAAATCGGTGCGCACTATGCTGATCGGAGCAAGCTCCGAAACGCTTATGCTGATGGTTTGGCTAGATAACGCACTGGCAGTGCCGTATAGGAGCTTGAAGCTCCTGAGACGGCGAGCAGTGCACCTAGCCCTCTGCACCCCCATGGTGATCAATCAAACGTGAGCTTCGTCGACATTGATTCCCTGATCGCCACTAACACCCACACCGAGCACAAAGCGCACTACGCGCAGATGCTCGACCTACCAAAGGCCATTGTGCCCTCAGCCCCCATGTCTGTTCCCGGCATGACGGGCGGTCAGTACCTCGCAACGCTGTTCGCATCTTCCAGGTGTCTTGGCCCACAGACAGCCAAGACACTCTACCCGGCGCACAAGATGTTGTGGGAAAATGCCTTCTGCGCTCTGGAGGTAGCGTCTATCCCACCAGCGGCCTGGATCAAGTTCTGCACCTACCTGTGGGAGTTCACCAACAAGAGCCGGCACATGGCCATCCCACTCAACTACGTGTGCTCGATCAAGGTGTTCAACAAGCACAACATGCGCGTGTTCAACCAGCTCAGGTTGAACTGCCCCCCGCGCATCGTGTTTCCACCAGCCACTCGTGCGTGCTGGATGCAGTCGCTGGCTGGGCCTATTGACCCAGATACGCTGCTCGAGGCGGTTCATCAAGCGGACAAGCTTCAAGCGCGCATCAACGCCAGGATTGATGATGGAGAGTACCTGTGGTGATTCACATAACAGGGCACGAGGTTTTGTGCGCAGTTCTGCGTCCTAACCTCGTAACGTGCTCAGACGTGTGCAGATTGCGCCCACACTTAACAGCATTTCAAAGCGGAAAATATATGTACTGGTTGCGAAAAGCCAGAAGGGGGCGATGCTTTGGCCCCACCACTGTGTGATGCACCCATGCGTGTAAACACCAGCATCGTAAACACGAGCGCAACTTTTTGCTCTCTTGTGAACAATAGGCCGCTTGTTATGATGCACGTCTCCGCAAGACACTACATACAAAACAGCGGTAAAGGGGGCACTTACCGCGTGTTCCTAATGCTTGCTTACACAAAGCGTGCTTTTCGCAGGCATTTTGTGATTGCTTAGTCTGCACCCAACCACAGCTGCGAAATCAGCAAAGGCAACATGGCAAAGTACGCAACGATCGCATCGTTCGAGCGCACATCTATCTGTGCGATCAGCACTTCTCAAAGGCTGTTCAACCGTCTAGGTGTGCACATCGATCCCGCCAAGTTGAACGACCCAGCTGCCGAGCTACTGGCCAGGGCAACTCGATCTGCTGTGCAGAGCAACGGAGGAAAGCTGCCGTCCCCCGTTGTGCTGCTGCAGCACATCCGCAACTGGGTAGATGAGGGCAAGCTGACGCACGAGGCGTTTGCAGAGGCAGAGGAGCTCATCTTCTGTACTGAGCCTTCCATGGACGACGAAGCATTCGTCGAAGCATGGCGCCCGCATCTCACTCAAGAGGCGCTGAAGAAGGCGGCTGAGCACTCCATCGCCGCGTACCAGTCAGGTGATCCTGCAGCCTTGGAGGCTGCAGCACGCGCAATGGATCGCGTGTCGAAGATCGGGGAGGTTGCCTCTACTGGCGGCATCTCGTTTGACTCTGGGCTGGAAGAGGCGCTCGATTCAACCCGCTTGGAAGTCTGCACCACAGGAGTGCCTGACCTGGACATCCTGCTGCGCGGTGGGATGGTGCGGGGCACGCTGACCATGTTCCTGGGTGGTCCCAACAGCGGCAAGTCTATGGAGCTCACAACAGCTGCAGCTGCCAATCTGCTGCGCGGCGAGAATGTGGCCATCGCCACCCTCGAAAACCCGCGAGCGGTGCAGATGGCCCGCGTGCTCGCTGCCATGGTTGGTATGCCCACCGATGCCCTATCGAGCCGGCAGGTGGATGTGCGTCGTTTCTTGAAAGAGGTGCAGCACGGCCAAGTCGCCATCGAGTATTTTCCACCGATCGTTACCAAGGTTGGAGATATTCGCAACTGGGTCGTTGATCTCGAGCGCCAGCGAGGAGCCAAGTTCCCCATCATCATCATCGACTACACAGACAAGGTGGGAAGCCATCGGCAAGAAAAGGGGGAGTATGAAGCCCAGCGTACCGTCTGTGAGTCGTTTAGGGATTGGGTTGTGCAAGAAAACAGGTGGGGGGTTACTGCTACCCAGGCTGTTAGAAAACAGAGAGGGGCGCCAGCGGATACGGTACTTGATGAATCGGATGTGGCGGACTCACAGCACAAGATTCGCATTGCAGACCTGATGATCAGCATCAACCCCAGGGCGATGACTTACTACTGGTGGGTCATTCGGCATCGGCTCATGGACGTGAACAAGCAGGGCGTCGAAGCGGAGCACCAGAGGGACATTTGCAGGATGGGCGTATGGGGGATGTGATCGGCGTGCTGCTCGGGTCTATGCGCCAAGACCAGATCGACGCTGTAGAAGGAATGCTCGAACTGCTTGACTGCGGTGAGCTTCATTTGTTAGAAGGAAATCCGATCGATGCGGATGAAGGTGTGCACGTGGTTCGACACAACTACCCTACAAACAGGGAAAGCAGGCAACCAACTACAAGCGGTCCCCCAATACACATGGGCGCGTTGCATTCCTTGGTGGTGGCGCACAGCTCACCGTTGTCCGCGTATCTTGCCATGATTCGTAAGTGCAACGTGCTGATCGGAACACCTGCTGGAGTAGAAGCTGCCCGAGCGGTCAAACCCATCGCAACCTTCTGGACAATACCGGCATGAGCCAAAAGCAAAAGCAGCGACGAAATAGGCCGCGGACGACTACGATCGATCCTGTGCGGGCGGACAAACGGTACTTCCTTCCCGTCTACAAAGATCCCCGTGCAACCCCCGAGGCGCTCGGGCCGCTCCCCAAAACCTACGGAGAATGTCAAGATGTGCAGCGCGGTACGGCTGCAGTGCCTTGTACATACCTGCGTTGCAAGTACCACATGGCTTCCAACGTGCGTGAAGGCAAGGCTCGTCCTGGAAAGGCTCGCGCAGCCACGATCTCGATCGTCAAGCCCAGCGCAGACGATCCGTCTGTTCCAGACATCGAGCAGTTTACGTACACCTGCGTGCTTGCGTTTGTGGACGATCAAGAGGCCGACACCCTCGTGCCATATTCTGTGATCGCAGAGCTCCTCGGATGCACGCAGCAGCGCATCCAGCACATCGTTGACACCGCCCTGGCAAAGTCCCTCCCGCACGCAGAATCTGCCTTCCCGCAAGATGACTGATGAGCTCCCTCATCCGGCAGCACATCCTGCAGCACGCTGCAGGGCGTACCAAGTTCAACACCGGGTGCCCTCGATGCGAGCTGCGCAATCACCGCAAAGACAAAAAACTCGCACTATGGGTTGACCTCGACAAGAACCTGTACAAATGCTTTCGCTGTGGCAGCTATGGTCAGGTCCACCCCAACAACAAGCGCGATTGGTCTCCTCAGGATGCTATTGACAGCTACGTCGCTGAGATCCCCTTGCCCCCTGAATACCGGCCGCTTCACGGTGTCCCGAAGCGGTTTCAGGCTTATGCTAACTACGCACTCAAGCGCCAGATTCCTCAAAATTTATGGGAACCCCTATTTGTGGGTTTCTGCGACACTGGGCCATATCGCGGGCGCTTGATCCTCCCCATCATCAACAGCAAGCGGATCGAGGGGTGGGTTGCGCGCAGCGTGCTGCCGTGTGATCGCAACTACCTATACCCCAGGGGAATGCGGCGCGGGCAGGTTATGTTCAACGCTGACCGCTTGCAAAAATGTGAACATTCCCCGATTTTGGTTGTAGAGGGTTGGCTAGATGCTATCTATCTCTGGCCACATGCTGTGGCAGTGTTAGGAAGCCCATCGCATAGGCATCTTGAGCTACTAGCTGAGGCCAAAGACGATGTTGTTTTTGTCCTCGATGGAGATGCCTGGGTCAAAGGCGCTGCTTGCGCAATGGCTCTGCAGCTCAACAACAAGAGATCGGCATCTGTCCGGTTGCCGCCAACACTGGACCCGGACGATCTACCTGCTGAGGAAGTGTTTTCCTTAGCAAAGTCCGCACTAGGAGAGTCAACATGAAGAAGCTCACTCGTTCTCAGCTCACCAACCTCAAGCGCATCCGCGCCATCTCGAGCCCCAAGCGCGCGCTGGTGCTCATCAACCTGCGTGAGAACCCTGAGGGCCTGCGCCTCACTGATCTCGCCAAGAAGATGGGCACCGAGCCCGCTGGCGTGAGCCAGATGCTGCGGCTTCTGCGCGACAACGGGCTCGTTGAAGTCGAGCACCAGGGGCGTGCCGCTGTGTACCGCCTGGTGCAGAACGACATCGTAGCTGCGATCTGAGCGGCGCCATGCAGGTGCGCTACAAGTCAGATGTGCCTGCAATCCAATCTCGCGTTCAGCTCGTAAAAGTGCCGGGATACCCGTCCACTTCCTGCGGACCCGAAGCGATGTCGACAAAAATCGGCATCGTCGTTGGGGCTGACAGCCGCACATTTTCTGTGCGCATGGATGATCGCTCAGTAGTGGTGATCTCCATGGAAACAGGGGCGCAGATTCAGACAGAGGCACAGCAGAACAAAGGCAGCTCGCCTTGGTTTTGGCCACCCAGAGCGCTACTCCACCAACACACAGGAATGGAGAAAGCGTCTCGCAAATACCGAGATACCTTGGACAAAATGCACAAGGAGCTCGGTACCTATCAACGCCGAATCGAGGCGTTCGGAAAACTCGTCACCCATGAATCCTGAAATCATCCTGCGCCTGATGGCGTTGATGGTGGGGCTAACCAACCCTCGCAATCCAGAAGGGCGCAAGCGTTTTGCCTACGCCATCGCCAACACCACCTCTGATCCTGCTGAACAACGACTGCTCGCCGTAGTTGCGTACGGGGAAAACTGGTACCACCTGACCAGCTACCCTCCGTTCGGGCTGACCCATCTGCTGCAGGTCAACCCCCGATGGTGCTGGGGGTACGAGTCCATGCCAATCAGGCGACGCACCTGGGGGAGGCCCAACTGTGAAACTCTTACAATTGAGCTGGCTGCGCCAAGAGCCCTGCTGCAGCTACGCTTCATTCGCGCAAACCGATGCGGGCCTCAGGCTACGGACGCTGATGTGCTGGCGCGGTATGGGTGGGGTGGTGCCTGTGTGGCGAACTCCATCACTGCATCGCGCATGGAGCGTGCATATCGCTTGACCACACACTGGAGATAGCGTGCTGCTAACGAAATGCCGGGCCTGCCCGAAAAATCTAGTGGTACTTCGTAGATTCAATGGGCTGTTGGCTTGCTCTTTTGGACACGCTCGCCTATGGAGGAATTGTGCTATGTCCATCACATGGCGAATTGCAAAAGGGCGGCTGGCCACCTGCGTCTCGTAACGGGCGGACCTCAAGGGCCCACCGACCCAAACCACGAAACGATCAGCACTATTTTGCGTGAGTTTCTGCGCAAGTATGGGGATAAAACACCCATCTCCATCACCTGTATCGCACATCTGGACCAAGCCGATCTCGCTACGGAGAATCAAACTGGTCTGGTTGCGACAATGTGGCGATCTTCAGATTGCTCGCAGCTCGAGCACCTTGGCGCTGTAGTCAAATTCTCGCGCTTCATGGACGAGCTTTTTGACAACGAAAATGAGGATCCTGATGGAGGATAACACCCCCATGGCTGAGTTCATGGTGGCTGGGGTTCGTTTCAGAAAGCTGGAAGAATCCCCAGAACCAAACTCGCCGTTGGTGCTCACTCCTGAGCCCAACAACCCATACGACAAGTTTGCCGTGCGAATTAGCATTGTCTTGAAGGGCAAGCTGGTTCACATTGGCTACATTCCAAAGCACCTGTCACGCATTGTGGCCGTGCTCATCCACAAAAATGTTCCCCTCTCAGGTCATGTCGTAGCGTGCGACATGACTCAATTCCTGTGCCTTGTTCACCTGTACGTAGGAGCCTGAAAACCATGTCCGAGAACACCACCAACACCAACATCGACAGCACCATCGACAACGACGAGGAGCAGCCCAGCATGACGCTGCCCCCGCACTTCGACGTGATGGGCCCTGAGCTGCACCTGACCGAAGTGCAGTCCACGCTCGGCACCGACGACGACGGCAACCACCTGATGGTGGCCAACATCACCGTGAAGGGGCTCCCCTCGATCGTGCGCACGCTGGTGTCCAACATCATGGCCTCCCCGTTCGCGCTGCTGCTCCTCTCCGACCCCGAGTACAGCATCTACGCCGCCGCGGCGAGCGAGGGCCGGCTCGGCATCGCTGACGAGGAAGAAGAGGAGACGCAGAAGCCCAAGCGCGGCCCTGGGCGCCCGCGCAAGAACGCGGAAGCCCCGGTGCAGAGCATGGCGGGCCTGGGCGACGGCGAGGCCCTGGAGGAGCCCGTCAAGCGTGGCCCTGGTCGGCCCCGCAAGCACCCCCTGCCCGCCACCGACACCCAGCCCGCAGCAGCCCCCCAGGTGGCCGCGCCTGTGGTGCAGCAGCCTCCCGCCCCGCCGCAGGAGCCCGTGAGCGTGCAGACCAGCCTCTTCGACGAGGAGCCCGAAGCGCCGGCAGCTGCCCCCGCGGTCAACACGGCGCTCGGGTTCAACCCCCCGAAGGACATCCTCGACAAGACGCGCGTGGGTGATGTCATCCGCTACCTGGCGCAGGACGCTCACGCCAAGGGCATCTCCATGGAGCAGGCGGTGCCCCAGGTCCGCCAGTGGTTCATGGACAACTTCGCGCGCACCGCGGCGCTGCGCTCGTCGTCCGCTGATCAGGTTTCGGCCATGATGGACAAGGGCCTGCGCAACTTCGTCGAGAGCAACTGGCCCAAGGCCTGAAGCTGTAGTAGGCCCTGACGGTGGGGCCTACCCCCTAAGCTGAGGTAGCTCAATGGCAGAGCGCTGGTTTTGTAAACCAGTGGTTGTGGGTTCGATTCCCATCCTCAGCTCTATGATCGATGTGCACCAAGTAGTTTTGGCAGTCAGCGCGCTGATGCTGACCCATGTTGCCGCTTTCTACTTTGGATCTTTGCATGGAGAGCGAGATTCTAAAGAAGAAATCGCTCTACTGGAGAGGCAAGTTGCGCGGCTCATATCACAAGCCAACAGACTCAACGCCAGGATAAAAAACCGACAATGCTCGTGCTTTTCCAGTGGGGAAAATACCACAAATGGGGGAAACCCCCACGATTGAAAATTAGCAAATACCCTATGTATTTGTCCCCAACTAGCGGCATTGCTGCTCTTTGGTTTGCATCGTTTGTGACGTTTGCCCCGCTCCAGCACGAATTGCACATCGACGTAATGCTGGCATAGCCATGAGCATTCAATTTCTCAGCCCAAACGCCATCGCAAAAATCAGTCCACAGGTAACAGCCCTGAGATGGGGGGTACGATTTCTGTACCTGAAAGGGAGCCTTGTCCGCGCTTGGCTCATCGGGTATGTGGTAGAGACAGCGGATTGGGGTTACTATTCCCTGCACACCACGCAGGCATAGGAGAGGTGTATGGCAGCTACAATCATCGAAAACACAGGCACTGAGCCTTTCGTGCTCCCTGCCCCCCTGCGCGGGATCATCGCCCCGCAGCGGCGTATCTATCTCAACCTGTCGCTCGCGAAGGTTGCAACGGCCCTGGGCGGGATCTCCAGCTACACGCCCCCGGATGGCGCGATGCTGTGCATCAAGCTGAGCTACGACAGCGCGTACTCGGGCTCGTACGATTCGTACTACGAGGGCCAGGCAGATGGCATCAGCAACAACGTGGCCATTCCCGCAGGCCGCGTGCCCTACGGCAACGCAGATGGCACCGCGCTGACCTGGGAAGCCGCCCTGGCGTACAACTACACCACCAACGTGCTGAGCGCCGGCGCTTTCGCTGCAGCTGGTCCTACTGGCAACGGCACCTTCGGTGGGACGGTTTCCGCTGGTACTGTCAACGCTACGACCAACTTCGGCATGGGCGGCGCCACTCCCATCGGGCGCGGTGCAGCAATCGCCGACGCAGCTGGAGGCGCCACGGTGGATGCTGAGGCGCGTACCGCGCTGAACGCGCTGCTTGTGCAGTTGCGGCTGTTCGGATTCATCGCGCCCTGACAACCAACCAACGCTAGCAGGCAAAGGGGCTATTCCTTCTGGGGATGGCCCCTTTGCCATTTCAAAAGGCCTATGCGCAAACTGCAAATCTACGAAGTCAGCAGCCCGCTGGATGATGTCGAAGCCAAAGAGCCCTCTCACCTGTGCGTAGACTGCTCGCTGGCCAACAGGAACGGCGTTATCCCTGGTATTTCAGTCGAGGGTGATGCGGGGGGGTGGTTGGTCATTTCTGACTTCCCTACTGCAGCGGACAACACCGCGCGCATGCCGTTCTGCTCAAGCGCAGGCAAGACCGTGCGCGCTATTCTCAAGCAGCGCGCACCTAACATTCCGACCGCATACGTGCACGCAGTCGGCTGCGCTACCTCAGAAGCAGAAGAGGAGCACGTCGACGCTTGTAGGAAACACGTCAAGCACGCAATTCAACGAACAAACCCCAAGGCCATTCTGCTGCTTGGATCTGCAGCTTCCAGGTCTGTCCTCGGGCATCCTGTTGTCGTAGATGCTGCAACTGGGGGATACGCATTTATCCGCAACTTGGCCAATCCATCGCGCCCGCTGCCCGTATGGTTCGGTCCAGATCCTGTGAGCCTCACCCGCAACAGAATCGTGCGCAACAAGTTCTACCAGCTGGTCGAGCGGATGGCGAGCTGGAAGTGGAGGGCGCACCACGGGGCGATGATCGGCGCATTTACCTTCGTCGTAACGACCGAGGAAGAAGCGCAGGAGATTTACGACCGCATCCTGCGGTCGAGCGATCAGCCCTATGTGGGGGTTGACGTTGAAACCTGGCGCCCTGCATTTCACGGGCAAGAAGTCGTGTCGCTCGCCCTGTCTTGGTACGAAGGGGATCAGATTGTTTCTGCTTGCTGGGACTCAGAAGGGCTTGATCTTTTTGACGGAGGAGTCACCACTCTTTGTCGACTACTGCAAGACGACAGGATTGCGAAAGTTGCGCACAACGGCAAGTTCGACCAGCACGCGCTTCTACAAGACGCCGCGCTCAATCCCATGGCTGGTTACGTGGTGGATACTCGCCTACTGTGCAAGATGTTGAATCCTACTGCCCCAGCTGACTTGGCCAACTGCGCCATTCATGTGGGCATGGGGGGGCACAAAGCAGAAGCGCGCGAGGCCTTGCAAGAGATCAAGAAGCAGATCACCAAGTACGCAACCTCGCTGCTTCCTACCCCCAGTGGCAAGGCTCGCCCTCCGTACGATCCCCCTCACATCCCTGTGCAAACGATCCCCAGGGAAATGTTGTACGGGATGCACAACAAGGAGATCGAGCTCGACTCCTGGGTGTACCGCTGGCTCCCTCAAGACATCAGGATTCGATACAACGCGCGAGACACCGCTGCCACGATCAAGATTTGGCGGGAGATGATGCACCTGTTGACCCCTGGCCAGCAGCTCGTCTTCCACGAAGTGGTTATGCCCGCGACGCACGCGCTGACGCAGATGGAGCAATGGGGATTGCCCATCGACAGGGGCATGCTGGATCTACTGAGGAGCCACATCGAAATGGAGCTGGTGCCTGTGACGACCAGGCTCCAAAGCTACGCGCACCTGCTGGGTGGGGAGTTCAACCCAGGATCGCGCCCGCAGCTCCTCAAGGTCATGGAGGCTCTCGGACTGAATCCGAAGGGTAAAACCAAGGGCGGTGGAATCTCGACAGACGATAAGTCCCTCGAGCCCCTGGTGAACAAGCACCCCATCGTCAAGGACATTCTCGAGTGGCGGCACCTGACGAAGATGCTCAGCACGTACGTCGAGGGTGTCAGCGACAGCATCTGTCCCGACGGGAAGATTCATGCGACTGCTCTGCTCGATGGAACCGAAACAGGGCGCCTTTCGTATCAGCGACCCAATCTACAAAATTGGCCTCGCGCTAGTACCACCGAAGGTCGAATGCTGCGCGACTGCGTGGCTGCTCCTCCGGGATGGGTACTCGTGGAGATCGATCAGTCACAGGTGGAGATCCGTGTCGCCGCAGCGCTATCAGGAGATCCTGACATGCTGGAGATTATCAACTCCGGCAAAGATTTTCACTCAGCAACTGCTGAGCTGATCTACGGGGCAAACTTCACAGACGATCAGCGCACTGCATCCAAGATCACCAACTTCTCTCTGATTTACGAGATTCCCGAAAACATCGGGTACATGCTGTCCAAGTCTCTGAGCGCCGCCACCAAGAAGGTCGTCACTAACAAGGACGCGCAGCAGATCGCGGACATGATTTTCGGTCGCTACAAGCGCCTGCGCGCATGGATGCACGAGCGCCACCAGAGCTCGATGGTTACTGGCGGTGCATTCACCAAGTGGCGCGGACTGGACGCTCGGTTTCGCCCGCTGCCCAACTTGGGCCTGCCTTTCTCTGGCGACCGCAACGACCCCAACAAGCACCTGGTCGAGTCAGCCATCCGCTCGACCTGGAACATGCCCGTACAAGGCACTGCAGCCGACCTGACTACCGCTGCTCTGCATCCCATCGTCCGATGGATCTTGGATAGCAAGGCGCAGGCCAGGCTCCTTGTCACGATCCACGACTCTGTGATCGGGTGCGTGCATGAGAGCTGCTTGGATGACTACATCCATGTGGCGCGCGAGGCCATGACTGCCCACGCTGGTTGGCTGGGGGTCAAGCTGAATGCAGACGTGAAAATCGGCCCGCGTCTGGGACAGATGCAGAAGTACAAGGTGCAATGATGGGCAAGTATCATATTTGGGATTCTTGGAGCCCAGAAATTGATGGTTGGGCAAACGACGAGCCGGAAATCTACGACGCCATCAACATGGGATCTGCTGTACAGCAGTACATCAAAAACCATGCAGATGACGGATTGGCTGACGGTTTTACCATTTGGATTTGCCGGGAGGGTGAACCCTCCCCCGAGATGATTTACGTTCGGTGGCGGTACTCAATCGAGATCCAACTTTCACATGGGGGTAAGTAGCCATTTTGATTCTTTACAAAAGAATGCAAGCGAAAGACCGAGTGTCTACCTGCAAAACAGCAGTCATTCTGGTTGATGGGCTGCATGAACGAGGAGATCGCTTCTTGTGGAACAAATGGCGACTGCTGTTCTGCAGATTTTGGGCCAGCCCAAAACGCACCATCCCTTTATGCGTCGCCTAACACAGTGCTGATTTCCTTCGATGGCAATTACTTTTTTGATTGGCTTTGGTCGCGCGCTCCCCGTGCAGCTCGACGATTCCCGGCATCTGAAACGCCTGCTGTTTTTGAATGGTGGCGCCTAGGTTGGCGTGCTATTCTTCCCCTGGCTGCGTAGGAGGACTGCGCAGCCCAATTCCCCATCGCTCGGAGCTCAAAAATGCGCCCTGTTTCTGAAGCTGTCTCCATCCCCTCCATCTCCAGCATCCTCGACGAGATGCGCCTCCTGCCCGAAGAGTACGCGGAGCTCGCAGGCAAGCTGGCCACTGCCCGCACCGAGTCGCGCCGCACGCTCAATGCGATGAACTCGGCCTACAACCATGCCTGGCTGAACCTCAAGACCAACCACGGCATGGCCAAGGTGCCCACGGTCGACGACCTGAAGGCGCTGACTGAGCTGGATGCCGCGTACCTCACGGCGCGCGAGGTACACTTGGCGGCGCAGGATCGCGTCGGCAAGCTGGAAGCCGCCCTCGCCGCGTTTGACCACAAGAGCCGCATGCTGCAGAGCATTGGCGCGCTCGTGCGGCAGCAGGCCCCGAAGCCCATCAACACCGAACACCCCCTCTCTGACGTGGACAGCTACAATGAGTAATCTGCTTTCGCGCTTCAACACCGACGATCTCGACTTCGGCAAGCTGGACGAGGCCGACGAGCTCTACAAGAAGGCGCGGCCCGCGACGCGCATTCAGATGGAGCTGGGGCGGTACACCATTCGCGTGATGCCTGGTTTGCCCGAAGATCGTTTTCTGTCGGGTGGTTTTCCCTGGATCACCATCTGGCAGCACAACTTCACGTCCGCTGGCAAGGATCATGTCGCTGTGTGCCCGCGCATGCACAGCCACGGGCAGCAGGCCCCGTGTCCGCTCTGTGAAGAGGCAGAGATGGGCAACAGCAACATGGTGCCGAAGCGTCAAGCCATCGCCAACGCGATGGTGCTGCGCTTTGCCCCGCGAGGCTCCAAGGCCCAGGATGTGCAGGTGTTTGAGCACCCGAAGGTGCTCCCCTGGAACGTGCCTGGCGGTGTTGCTGCCAAGTTTCGTGAGTGGGTCGACGCTGCGCGGCTTGACGGGGAGCCGATGTTCTTCGATCCCATGCGCGGCAACCTCATCGACGTGACCAAGAGCCCCAAGCCCAACGCACGCGACGCCAAGCGGGACGTGCAGTACAGCGTTGACAAGAAGGCATCCTGCCCCATCGGTGACAACGCAGCAGTGGTCAACCACATCCTGGGCCTGTGCCTGCCGCTGTCGGGCAAGGTGGAGCTGTACGACTACAACACGCTGAAGCGGTGGTTTGAGACGGGGGAGCGCCCTGCGCGCGACCTGTCCCGCCCCCTGACGCCCCAGGCCCCTTCGGCCCCTCGGCAGATCGCTGCGACGGCAGCCCCTCGCCCCAGCACGTCGGTGACGGTTGCACCGATCGCTGACTTTGATGCGTCGCCCGGCCCCTCGGATGACGAAGACATCCCGTTCTGATACCCTCCTACCCCGGCACGCCGTAACACGCGCGTAGGGCCTGGTGCTCCAGCAGGGCCATCTGGAGCAACCTTAGGGGAGTCTGGTGGGCCAGCGCGGGCCTTTGCAAGGCCTGACGGGCGGGTTCAATTCCCGCACTCTCCACTGTTGATGGGCTGGGGCTTCATGTCCCCAGCCCATCAGCATTTCAACACAGAGGTACCATGAACGACAAAGACATCATCGCAATGACCACTGCCGCCAATGCGATTTGGCCAAATTTTGCAAGGCTGGCCATCCACGTAAATATCCACCCCGGCACCAACCTTCCTATTTCTGTCGAAGCGTGTGTAGTTTCCAACAAAGAACTCGTGCTGATGCGGAGCCCAGACGTTCCGCTGACGGACGGCGTGCTTGGAAAGAAAGACGCCGTAGATCAGGCATGGGATTCCCTCAAGGAGCAAGTAGCAGCAGACATGCTCAGCCTTGAGCGCCACGCTCAAACTGAAATGGACAAGCAGGTCCGTCACTACCAAAGCAGAGTCAAATACTGGAAAAGCATGCAAGCCCTCCTGTACCCCCAAGAGGAATAATGCTTGTGCGCTTTTGTTGGAACTTCGCAAAAGTATCCGCGGCCCTTACCATGAGTAATCGGCCCATAGAGATAAGACCCAAATACCGATCAAACAAATTGCCACCGAACCTCTGGCGCCTAAATTGTGCTTCTGCAGTTGCCACAACCTTCTGGCCTATACGCCAATCCTAATTTTATGCACGTCAACGGAGCTCGCCCGTACGGCTCTTTCTACTTAGAAAAGTGCAACCACACAACTACCTAACGCAGCTAAACTGCTGGGCTTGATACAGGCCTAACCGCCACGCACCTCGCATTCGCAGCAGTAGCATCTGCTGCAATCGCCTCGCTCCCCAGAAAACCCCTTCCGAGCTCGAGCGCGGCGACTCCCGTACTTCCCCACCCGGCAAACGGGTCGACCACAAAATCACCGGAGTGACTGTGAGTCTCTACCAGTCTGCGCATAAGCGCATTCGGTTTCTGGCAAGATCGCTCCGGTCGCATAAGCTCGGGGCAATCGTCGATCATTGTGGGGAAATGCTCGGAAAAGGCATTACCAATCCGCTTGTATTCACTTTTTGCTGGATGGTCCGCACTGAAACCTGCGTATCCCCGCAGCTCGTTTGACAGCGGGATGTTGAACCGTACTTGTGTTCGCTCAGAAGACACACTGAACCACAAAATCTCTTCGCGGATGTACAAGTAGTCGTGCGACTTCCCGTAAGCCCTGCGCTTCTTCCAGGTAATCCAATTCCGAAAGTACAGACCGCCCCTTTCCAGCTTTCGCACTACATCAAAAACTGGGTGACACCCGTGCTTCCCCATCGCCTGGAAGATCAAGACGGACGCATCAGGTGCTAGCGTGGGCTTGAAAGCCAGCAGCGTGTCTGCAAGCCATTGCGCGTAAGCATCGGGGTTTGGCCACTGGTTGTCCCAAGCATCCCCAACGATGCCGAAGTAAGGTGGGTCTGTCAGCAGCAAATCTACCGACCCAGGTAGCAAATGCGCTGGCAAGTTTTCAGCTTTCATGGGCAGCACGTACATGCTACGAGCATAGCCTATGATCGATGTGGCCATTCCAGATCTACGGCTGGTATCCGAAGCAAACGCGCACGAACACTTCTGGAAAAGAACCAAGCGCGCTAACGAACACCACGCCGCCGTAGAGGCCGCGCTCCAGGCCTGGGGGCCGAAGCCCACCACCTACCCGCTGCTGGTCATCATCACGCGGTACGCTCCGGCGAAGCTCGACTCCGACAACCTCCAAGGCAGCGCCAAGCATGTGCGGGATGCCGTAGCTGAATGGCTAGGCATCGACGACAAGTGTGACGCCGTGCTGTGGTTCGTTGCTCAGGTGCAGCAACCAAAAACCTATGCCTGCAGAATTTACATCTGCAAGCGAGCCTTCGACTTCTCTATTACCCCCACAGGACTGCGCATCGAGTCTACGGAGCTGTACAGCACCACAGGGCTCGATGTAGATTTCAACCCTCAAGCAGGAACAAAGTACACACTGTGCGCACTATCCGAAAGCCGAGCGACGAAGCAATCAAAGCGCAAATCGAAGGTGAAAGCACCGCGCTCGACGAAGCGCGGAAAGAAATCAGCTTCCTCAGGGCGCGCAACAAAGAGCTCAACGCCAAGCTCCGCGCCTTCTACGCGCCAGAAGGCACCAAAACGGAAAACCAGGTCATCAAAAAACTGACCGACGCGCTGTACGGGATTCACAACCCCACGATCGAGCAGATCGAGTTTGTGTACAAGATGCAGGGGCATTTCTTGTTGCGTTTCCCCAGTGGGCACTTGATTCAAGAGCAAGCCCCGGATCGTGCCAAGCAGTACCTGAAAGCCCCAGCGCGGTTCAGGACGATTCCAGATCGCTGGCTCATCGTAAACCATCGCGGCGAGCTTTCATCGTTCGACGACATCAAAAAACCGTTCGCTGACTACATCGTCCAGCCAAGATCGCGGTGATTTAGGTTCTATGCAGCTGGAAATTCCCCGATCCAAAGAGTTCCCAACAACGCCGATTGTAGAACGTGCCCGCCACTGGCTACCCATTTTGTTCCTAGACAAAGCAGACCTGTACGACCTGATGCACTACGTATTATGCTGCTAAGCCGCACCATCTATCAGACAGAGTGGTACCGACTGCCTACTTTTGGCGCAAAGCCGCTCAAACACCACCGACCGCACTTTGGCGGTTGGTACAGCTGGCTGCGCCGAGCGCAGTACCACGTAGAAATCATCACAAACATCCACACAATAACACCATGAACATCCTCATCAAAGACGAAGATCAAGCGCTCATTCCCAGGCTCTGGGTGGTGATGGTGCGCGCCGTGATTCACGGATACCACAACCGATTCTTGCCGAAGCATCTGCCGCACCTGCAGCGAGCGCTCGACAGCTTCGCCAAGCATCAGAGCAAGCTGGTCAATCCCAACTTCGACATGAATCGTGGCCGGCAGTGGTACGCCCACCTGCGGCAGCAACTCGACTCTATCCCCGATGGGCAGTGGCTCCCAGCTATGCTCTGGGCAGCTGTCGCGTCATGGGAGGAATGCTCTCAGAAGCGCGACGCCAGCTACGCCTGGGCTCGCATTGCGCAGGCAGTCACACCGATGGCGCAAGCGCTCGAAAACGAGTACAACGAGCGCCACGTCATCGGAGCTGACCACACCATCATCAACCTGCCCATGATGCAGGCGGCTACCATGATCGCTGAGAGCGCCAATGCCGCTGTCAACCGAATCTGGTACGGGCAAGGGATGGTGATCGTACCGCGCGGCGCGACGAAGGCACCACAGGAAGCCCCGTTTGATCCCATCCTGGCGCCCGCGCAAGCGCCTCCGCGGAAGCCTTAGCCCCCGGAGGGTGTCCGCGCATACTCAGGCCCTTAGATGGCGCCCTAGACCGATAGCCAAAATCGACACGATACGGTCGATTGGTGCAAAGCCGCAAATCGTTCTGGGCTATATTTATTCGTCCCTTCGGGACTTCTTAGAAGAAAGAAGAACCATGAGCGAACGTGCTGCAGCAGTAGTGATCGGGGACACCCATATCCACAACTTCAAGCTCGGGGGACCGCTCGACGAGCAAGAGGTTTCGCTGAGAGCGAACCAGGTGCTGCAAGGAATGCTCAAAGTAGCTGATCGGCACGACCCTGAGTGGTTCATTCAGCTCGGGGATCTCCACCACGTCGCCAACCCACCTCCAGCGATCATCGGAGCTACCCGCAGAGTGCTTGAGCGCATTGCTCGACGATCGAAAATCGTGATCCTGGCAGGCAACCATGACCAGGCCAGCGATCGAGCGCATACGCTCCTCGCATACCAAGGGATGCACAATGTTTTTGTGGTCGCGCCGTCAAGTACATTTGTGGGTTGTCCGTACGTCGTGGCAGTGGCGTGGGCGACAAAGCGCGAGCCATTTGAGCAGGCGCTCAGTGAGTGCAATAATGCAAGGGACATTGCGAACCACGTTCTGGTGGCTCACTCGGCAATGGTTGCACCTGGGATTATGTCGGATGCCAGCACCGAAGCCGCGGCTGTTGTCTTAGAATGCCCGCGTGATCACCGACCGATAACGATCAGTGGGCACCTGCACAACTTCAAGAAATACAACGCCCAGAAAGTGATCCAGCTGGGAGCTTTTCATGGAACAGCCCATGGGGAGTTTGATGTTGGGCACTACATGGTGCGGGATCAATCTGGCCGATGGGAGGTGCGCCGCCAGCGTGTGCCAATCGTGCTGAACACCACAGAAAACGCCTATGTATCTGACATTCGAGATGCGAGTGCACGAAATCCGCACGCGCACATCTTTGCAAAAATCCAAAGTACAAATCCCCACCACCTGGCGTCGCTTGGTGATCTCGACGGCCTGGAACGGGGCCTTGTGGCTGCCTATGAAGTCACGGCTCACACAACAGATTGGGGATCTGCCGGTGAGAGCTTGATCGACGCTACGCAACTGGATAAAACCGCCACGCTCGATTTTTCCTCCGCTGTTGCGAGCTTGATTTCTCCCAGCTGCAAGCATCGTGAAGAAGTGATGAATCTGGCGCAAGAGCTTGCAATCTCTGCCAAAGCGCAAGAATCCTGAGCTATTTGTGCTTGGTGAAGCTCACACACGTAATCGGTGTTCGGCTTAGCCAGCACATCCCATCCATGAAGCAAGACTGGTGCTTTGCCCTATCTCCGCGTCGGAGGATAGATGCGTGGGTCGATGTCACCATCGAGCATGTTGATCTAGTAGAAAGCACCATGTACCTGGCCTGTCACCGCAACCTCATCTGAAGGAAACGCCATGCCCCCCCGAGCAGCTCAACCCATTCTTCCGCTGACCCCCAACCAGGTTATGGCCAAGCGCCGCGCCGCTGTGGCCGGCGCTTGCAAAAACGACCCGATCCACGCAGAAGCGATGAAGCTCTGCCAGGAAGTCGAGCAGTGGTTCATCAACGGAGAAACCGAATCGTTCTACCACAAGGCGCTGCTGGACGACTTCGATGGCCGTGTGCCCTCGTATGTCCTGCGGGCGCACAGCCTGCTGATGACCAGCGGATGGAGTGCTTATGTGTTGGTGTCCAACGACGCTGACCACATTTCGCACCACGCAGCGCTTACTGTTCGACCCCCCTGGGTTTCCAGCGATCAAGGGTGATTTTGTGGGCAAAGACAAAATTCAAGAAATTCTCAACAACTTCGCCCGCGCGACTGAGGTGCGACCGCCGTGCGAGGATCGCATCGACCCGGACGACGACGCGCTGCGGGCGTCTGCGCCCGCGGGTCTGTGCTGCTGGACCGGCGGTGCCCGCAGGTGCCCCAGACAGGCCACCCACCGGCTCACGGACCGACTGATACCCGATCACCTCAACCTGTATTGTGAGGCACACGCCAACGCAGAATGGAGCAGCGCGGTCCACCCTTGGGGGCGTGTGGAGGCCCTCCCCGGCGTAACCGAGTCCATCACCCTCGCCGCGGAGGTGCTGCGGCTGCGGGCTGAGCGAGACGAGCTGCGGGCGGTGTGCGATGACCTGCACGTCGACGTGGTACGAGCGCGAGACGCCCTCGACGACATGAGGGTGCGAGCTGAAAGGGCCGAGGCTGAACGCGACGCGATCCGCGCGGCAGCAGACGAGTACGCTCGGTCCCATGCGCGCAAGGGTGGCGACCAGTGAGCGCGCCGGACGACGACGCGCTGCGGGCGTACGCGCCCGCATGGGCGGGAGCGACACCAATGTGACGAAAGCGCGAGACAGGATGCGCCCGCTGATCTTGCAGGATGTAGAAGCAGACGGAGTGTCTGGTGAGGGCGCTGAACGTCACCGAAAATAGAGCAGATCCGCTGGCCAAACGTGCTACTACCAACGTGTGATCTTCCGCCGCGTTTCGGCCCAATCTTTTATGGGGCAAGCGTTCGATGTAACGCTGCCCACAGGATCCTCAAGCCTTGTGCTGGTGCATGGGGCGAATGGTACTGGCAAATCTTCGCGTCTAGTGGACGCGCCGTGCTATGCCTTGTGGGGCAAAACAGAGCGTGGCATTGACCCCTGGGGGGCACAGGCGGGCCACGTAACGGTCGAAACCGACCAGTTCACCATCACCCGCCGTTGGACGGGGCGCAGCCTGTCTGTGCGCCTCGTAGACCCATCCAGAGCCACAGAGTTTTCAACGAATACCTCTGCGGCCACAGAGGTATGTCGACGGTACATGCCGCTCGACGCCTGGAAACTCTGCGCCCGCCTCACCAGCAGCGACATCGCCGCGTTCTCGCGCGCAGCTGCAGCTAAAGAGCTGTCGATGCTCGAGTCCGTGCTCGGCTTGTCCTGGGTGAAGCGGGCAAGCGCAGCCGCCAGTGCCAAGCACAGAGAAGCGCAGTCGTCGTGGGCAGAGATCAGTTTTGCGCAAAAGCAAAATCAGCAGCTTGTTGCTCACATCGAGCACACAATTGCGTTAGCTGAAATGCTTTTGGGTGAAACGCCTGAGCCTCCCCCATTTCCTAAACCTACTGAGCAGTACATTGATGATCTGCGACTACAGATCGCTGGGAATCGTGCATCGCCAATCCAGGTATTACCCGAACAACTGGCTGATGGACGAGCTGGTTGGCAGGGTCGCAACCAAACCGCATCAGTCAGGTATTGCCCCAACTGTAACCAGCCAATGGGGCCCGTCGATCGAACTAAAGATCGAGCTGCTGCACCACAGAACAGTGCCGATCATTTCCAAAATGATCCTGATTCTTTGCAGCTGGTCAAGCGAAGTTGGGAGCAGCTAGATGAAGCGCAAGCGCAGTTAGCTGCTTGGGCATCGTACGAATCCGCTGTACGATCTAGGCAAGCTAAGCTGCAGCAGCTCAATCTGCCGCGCGAACACGAAAGACTGCTCGATGCTCTGTGCGACGCCATGGCAATCGACAGCGACTTACAAGGGGCGCAAAAACAGGCTGAAGTTGCTGCTGCAGTCAACCAGCTTTACAGCGCAGGGGGTGTACGTGAGCTGTTGCTCAAACGTGCGCTTTCGATACTGGCGCAAACGGCGACAAGCTATACCCATGCGCTGGGACTTTTCGACACCAGCATCCGATTGGAGCTACGCCCAGACAATGGAAAAATCGAATTCTCTGCTTCTGGCGTAGGCGGCAAACACGGGTACGATGGAGCATCCAGCGGACAGCGCCGGCGAATCGACATCGCTATGGCGCTTGCAATGGCTGACAACTCTCAGTACGGAAAACGAGGCACGCTTTGGCTCGACGAAGTATTCGACAGCTTGGACGAGGATGGGATCGATCAGGTAGTGAGCCTCATCACGCACCTATCGCAGCAGCGGCAAGTGATCCTGCTGACGCACAACTACACAGCCCTGCAGATGCTGCGCCCGACAGCGACCCAGGTGATACACCTGACGAGGTAGACATCCCCGCTCAGGTAGACCTGGAGCCCGTGCGCACGGCGCTGCTGCAGGCAGACAGCCGCCTTAGCTGGCTTTTCAACAAGGACCGCGGGCTGACCGTCCCGCAGATGCGCGGGATGTTCACCGAGGCAGTCGCTGACGAGGTAGCAGCGCGGTCAAAGCCTGTCTGGGAGCGCAAAGACACTGTGCACCCGTACCTGATGGTGACGAGCGCCTATCGGTACTTGCCGGCTGAGGAGCTCCGCGAGATCGTCATCAAGCACACAGGCCCTGGCGGGCTGGCGTTTGTCGCCTATCAGCTCGAGCAAGCAGGTCTATACTTCGCATGGGCGCTGTAGATTGTGACCGCGCCTAAGCTAACACCAGCGCAGCTTCGAGCCCTGCGCCATATTGCGCAAAAGTTTACACCAACTAGCACCCTTGCGCGCACTCCGTCTGGGAAACTGATCGTACCCCATAGCGTCGTAGCTGATCTGGCCGCAATGGGCTTGATCGAGGTGCGCGCAAGTGGGTGGCAAGCTCTAGCTACAGTAGCTGGGCGCGACGCTCTTGACGCAATCGATGGCAGAGGATGATCGCTGCGCTGTTCGTGCAAGATCGCGGATGCTACTTTGGCTTGCCAGACGTAGATCCCTGGCCAGAATCCAGAGACGCGCGCTTGTATTGCGGTCCGCACCCGGTCATCGCTCACCCCCCCTGCGACCGCTGGGGGAGATTCGCCACAGGCGGGCCCTCCCACCACGGAAAGTATCTCGTAGGAGATGATGCTGGGTGTTTCGCGTCCGCGCTGCTCTCTGTGCGCAACTGGGGTGGGGTGCTCGAGCACCCCAAAGACACAAAAGCCTGGAAGGCCTACGGCATTCTCCCACCACCTGCTGCTGGGGGATGGGCTCCTGCAGGTGATGGCGCAGGGTGGGTGTGCTGTGTCGAGCAAGGGCATTACGGGCATGTTGCTAGGAAGCCCACATGGCTGTATGCAGTAGGCATAGACCGTCTTGAGCTCAAGTGGGGGCCGTCTTCTGGGAGCTGGGCCACAGACCCAAATTTGACAGAAGCCCGCCGCATTAGGGCAGCAAAAGAAGGGGTTTGTGTCCTACTGTCGAAGCGGCAGCGAGCCGCAACACCGCCAGCATTCAGAGACCTGCTCATTCAGCTAGCACAGACCGTGCGGTAGAAAGGTAGATGCAAGTGAAAAGCCTGAACAACATCAACTACGATCCATCACAGGGAGAGAAGCTCGTAGACCTTGGCGATGGGCTGATCGTTGGGAAGGTTTTGCGTCAGCGTGTGCACACGCGGCGCAACAACTTCCGCGCCATGAACCCGCAGCAGCTCGCAGGGCTTCGTGAGGCAGTCGACGCCATCGGCTTCAA